TGGTGACTTCGCTGACAAATTGTCCCACAGCATTCGTACCTGCCCCGCCCGCTGTCAATCCGACAGTTGAACTGGAATCAATAGTACCAGCAAGGGATCCTGCAGTACCAGCAGCAGTTGATGTCTGGTTACTGAAGTTATGTACTGCACCAGTAGAAGGTGCACCAGAACCTAAAGCGTCACCTTGATAGAATGACTGAGTGAAGCTGAAGGATTCTCCTGCAGTTGCCTGGGTTGCTGACAACGTAGGAATCGCTCCAACTCCTGATGCGACTGTAAGACTACCAATAGATGCTGTAGCACTACCACCAGAAGGTGTGTATTGTGTGGTCACATTGTTTCCACTAACACTATAAGTGGAACCAACACGTTGAACATTGGTTGCCGCTGCATCAACTGTGAGTTGCACTGAAGAAGATAGTTTATGTGTAACATCGGCATATGCAGGTGCCGTCATCAAAGTCATTACGAAAAGCATCGCTGCTCTTTTCATCTTTTTAAATGGGTAATTAATACATCTAGCCTATTTAGCGTCGAGAAAACTGTACAGATGATACCGTTTTAACCGTACCTGTGATCCACTGCTATGACTATAAATAATTGTGTCGCCTTCGGGGACAACACCAAAACTCTCGCTTTAAGGAGCAGTACAAATGAATCAATTCACATCTAGTGATCTAGATAAAATCTTACAGGCATCTAGGTCATACTCAGTCGGACTCGACAATATCTTTCACAGACTAGAGTCAAGAGCACTAGCAGATCACGAGACAAAATCTTACCCTCCATACAACCTGATCAAAGAGTCAGAAACTAAATGGAAGATCGAAGTAGCACTAGCAGGATTCAGAAAGGATGAGTTCGAGGTCGCAACAGAAACTAACGTCCTATCAATCAGGACAGTCAAAGAGAAGAACGATGACCACAGAGGATACCTACACAAAGGTGTAGCGAAACGTACCTTTGCAAGGACATTCACACTCTCTGATGATGTGAAACTTGGCAGCATCGATTACCAAGATGGTCTTTTGACCATAGAACTTAATAAAATCGTACCTGACAGTCACAAAAGAAAGGTATATAATATTGAGTAGTCACTATGACGAATGAAAAAATTGCTATCGAACCCAGTAGTCCATATGATTCTGATCATCGGTGGATCCTTAGGATTCATTGAGTTTGTTCATACAAGAGCACACCATACTTATGAAGTTGATATTCACGGTTACGTGAAACAATACTGCAGGAGAAATGATTGCTCACAATTTGGCAACGACTGAAAGTAGCATACATAATGTACAACAGAAGAGACCTTCGGGTCTCTTTTTCTATGGAGTTTTTTTATGAATCACTATGTGAACTGCGCTCCGAGGGGGAGCGACGATTATGAATCGATCACACTCGATGTTCCAACCAGATATGTTGACGAGGTTCTAGGATATGCTAGAATGATTAACGATGAACATAATGTGGATGTACATAAGTCATTCGCACATATTGTTCGTGGTGTTTACAATACCCTAACTGAAAATTATGACCGTAAAAATCGTAAGAATGATCAATGGCGAGGACGTAATCGCTGATGTTCAAGAAGCGTACCCTGAGGAGAAATCCTATTCCCCAATTGGATACCTTATGAAGGATCCTTATCAAGTGAATCTACACGCTTCAGCAGAAATGTTGTTTGAGGGTACTCAAGAAACACCACAAAAAATTAACGACCTGAACTTGGAACTATTCCCTTGGATCCCACTTTCTAAAAATAATGCTACACTAGTAGTATTGAGCAACGTCGCTACAATCTACAATCCACACCCTGAGGTGGAATCTAAATGGAAAACCTGTATCAAAGGAAATGCAACCACTGAAACTAATCCTTCTTAAGGACCACACGCACCTAATGGGTGCAGTCACAGAACTAGATGAGGAACCATCATACCTTATCTCTGATTGTATGAAGATCACTGATGGGAAATTTGAAAAGTATCCCTACTACTCAGATCAACGTGATATGTTCTTGACAACTGACGTTGTTTTGACTATAGTTGAACCGTCTGAAGAGACCGTAACCAACTACAAGAAGGCGCTTTGAGTTCAGTCTATACAAACGTAACACTACTAGGTGACGCTATTCTCTGCCGAGGGTATGAGGATGGTGTCCCTATTTCGTATAAGGAAATCATCAAACCAACACTGTATGTTCCATCACCGAAAGGTAAATGGAAGACTCTTGATGGCGAGAAGATGGCACCAGTCAAACAAGACGGTGCTAAACGTGCTCGTGAGTTCATCGAGAAGTATAAAGGTGTTGAAGGTTTTGAGGTGCACGGTTACGAAAGATTTGTATATCAATGGATCTCAGAAAAATACCCTCAGGATATGAGGGCAAACCTTGAGCAGATGAAGATCTATACGATTGACATCGAGGTTGCTTGCGAGAATGGTTTCCCTGATACCGAAGCGTGTCAAGAGGAGATGCTTCTTATTACTATTAAAGATCTTTCTAGTGGTAAGTTCATCACTTGGGGAACCCGTGAAGCAAAGATTGATACTGAGTATCGTTGCTTCTGGACTGAACAGGAGATGTTATCTGATTTCCATTCTTGGTGGGTAGAGAACACTCCTGATGTGGTTACTGGTTGGAATTGTAATCTGTACGACATCCCTTATATCTGTCGTCGCATTGAACGTGTGCTAGGTGAGAAGTGGCAAAAATCATTATCACCTTGGAACAAAGTTAATATGCGTGAGGTTTACATCAAGGGTCGTAGGAATTTGTCCTACAACATTCTTGGAGTAAGCATTCTGGATTACCTTGATCTATACCGAAAGTTTACATATACCAATCAGGAATCATATCGTCTGGATCATATTGCGTTTGTCGAACTAGATCAACGTAAGTTAGATCACAGTGAGTTTGAGAACTTCAAAGCATTCTATACTGATGACTGGCAGAAGTTCGTTGAATACAACATCATTGACGTTGAACTAGTAGATCGTCTTGAACACAAGATGAAACTACTGGAACTTGCTGTCGTGATGGCATACGATGCCAAGGTAAACTTCGAGGATGTTTATTCTCAGGTTCGTATGTGGGATACACTCATCTACAACTATCTGAAGGAGCGTAAAATCTGTGTCCCCCCAAGACAAGAGAGCACCAAGAACGATAAGTACGCAGGAGCATACGTCAAAGAACCCAAACCAGGACTCTACGATTGGGTTGTTTCGTTTGACCTTAACTCTCTGTATCCTCATCTCATTATGCAGTATAATATTTCGCCTGAGACCCTCATCGATACAAGACACCCCACCGCCAGTGTTGATGGACTGCTCAACAGAGAAGTACAAATCAGTGGAGATTACTGTGTGTGTGCCAACCGAGCACAGTACAGGAAAGACATCCAAGGATTTCTACCCAAGATGATGCAGAAGATCTACGATGAACGTGTGATCTTTAAGAAGAAGATGATTCAAGCGAAGAAAGAATTTGAGAAGACAGGTAACAAAAAGTTACAGGATGATATTTCTGCCTTCAATAACATACAGATGGCGAGAAAGATTCAATTGAACTCTGCATATGGTGCTATTGGTAACCAATACTTTAGGTATTTTAACCTAGCGAATGCTGAAGCAATCACTCTTTCTGGTCAGGTTTCAATCCGTTGGATTGAGAATCGTATGAATGATTACCTAAATAACTTACTCAACACAGAAAAGAAGGATTATGTCATTGCATCTGACACTGACTCAATCTATCTTAACCTTGGACCTCTTGTTGATAAATTTTTTGGTAGTAAGTGTGGTGATAAAGACGCAGTTGTGGGGATACTTGACAAGATCTGTCAAGAAAAGATTGAACCCTACATTGATCAAAGTTACTCGGAACTCGCGACGTACGTTTCGGCGTATGACCAAAAAATGAAGATGAAGAGGGAGACCATTGCCAACAAAGGTATATGGACTGCCAAGAAAAGATATATTCTCAACGCTTATGACATCGAAGGAGTCAGGTTTACTGAACCTAAGATCAAGATGATGGGCATTGAGGCAGTCAAATCATCCACACCTGCTGCCTGTAGGACAGCAATTAAGGATGCTATGAAAGTTATTATGAATGGTACCGAACAGGATACCCAAGATTTCATAGCAAAATTCAGGGAGAAGTTTGAGAAACTAAACGCAGAGGATGTTGCATTCCCACGTGGGTGTAATGGTCTGTCAAAGTTCTCAAACCCTGCTACAATATATTCAAAGGGTACTCCTATCCACGTGAGAGGAGCACTCCTATACAATTTCTATAACAAGAAGAACAAATTGACTCACAAGTATCCTCTAATTCAAGAGGGGGAGAAGGTAAAGTTCCTCTATTTAAAGACCCCAAACAAAATCCAAGAGAACGTTGTAAGTTTCTTTCAGACTCTGCCGAAAGAATTTGGTCTTGACAAGTACATAGATTATGACCTACAATTCCAGAAGAGTTTCCTTGATCCATTACAGGTTATTATGGATACTATTAATTGGAAGGCAGAGAAGATTGCTAACCTAGACGAATTTTTCCTATGACATCATTTTTAAAAGACATTATCAGCGACATTGGCAATGACTATGCTTCAGTCGTTAGTGACGGGGTTGCTGCAGGCGACGTTACTTCTTTCGTTGACACTGGGTCTCATATATTCAATGCCCTTGTTAGTGGTTCGATTTATGGAGGTTTGCCTTCAAACAAGATCACCGCTATTGCAGGAGAATCAAGCACTGGGAAAACTTTTTTTACTCTTAGTGTCGTTCGTAGTTTCCTGGATTCTAATCCTGACGCTATTGTATTATATTTCGAATCTGAGTCTGCTGTCTCCCAGAATATGCGGACCAGTCGTGGTATTGATCCTAATCGTGTCGCTGTTGTTCCTGTTACTACTGTACAAGAGTTCAGAACACAGGCACTTAAGACACTGAAGAACTACTCCAAGATGAAGGAGGAGGACAGGAAACCTATGATGTTCTGTCTTGACTCACTTGGTATGCTTTCCACTTCTAAGGAAGTATCTGATAGTGAGGAAGGTAAAGAGACTAGGGATATGACTAGAGCACAGGTTGTGAAAGCAATCTTCCGTGTTCTAACTCTTGAACTAGGTCGTTGCAATGTACCACTCAT